AAGCAGGGGCGGGGGTACCTTTGCGGGACCCACCCCCCGGGGTGAGGATTCTCACTTTTTCAGAAATCAGATTTCGATTTCTTTTTCAACAATCTTGTAATTGCCTTGAAGGTTGAGCTCGAACGCTTCACGAACTGATTCATTCGAACTTTCAACTTGATCTGCAAGAGAGAGCTCGTCGCTGGTGTACGTCACCCTGCCCAGGTAGGCAGTGGTGTGGTAGCCTTGTTGCTCATCGAATGTGAACCACTCAAGGAACTCGTCGAAAGGATCGAAAGGATTGTCCTCAGTAGTTAGTCGTAGAGCCAGCATGGTTGCACACCTCCTTACTGTCTGTGTCCTGGGCAGGATGGCTGTGAGCCTATCACTGTGTGCATAGGCTCAGTCGGACTGATAGAGATAGTCCTTCACCTGAGCTGTTGTCAGGCCCAAGCTCTCTGCTATCTCTGCTGTGGTTGCACCGTGGGCCTTGAGTGTGTCGATGCGTGCCTGCTTGGCAGCACTGACGCCCTTGGTAGTACGAGGCATTGCGAGCGCCTTGATCGTCTCCGTCTCTGCGTTGGCGACGATCTGCTCCATCATAGAGTTGGAGATGGCGCCGTCCTGGATGGCCTTCCACTGGGCAGGGGTAGGAACTACCCTGGTCCCAGCCCTATCGACCCCCAGCCTTTGGCGGGCGGTGCGTATAGCCATCCGTTCGATCTTGTCTCGTTCTTTCTTGGAAAGATCTCCATTGGCTCGAAGCTTCTTCTCCACAACACCCTGAGCGACCAGCTGGGCCTGCCGCTCCAGGGGCTTCTGTTTAAGGGCCCGGTTAATCTGAGCACGAAGGCCTGCGATCTCAGGGGCGTACTTCTTAGCCTTACGGGGGTCTCTCTTGATGGGCGGGGTCTTGAGCGCTGCCTTCCTCGCTGAGTTGGCCAGTGCCTTCAACTCGTTGGCGTGAGTCGCATAGAGACCCTCCATTACCGTGCCGCTGCTGAGAGTACGGGCGTCCCTCGTCTCGGCCATGCGAGTAGTCTTGGTCAGCTTGTGGACCTTCTCACCCTTGGCGTTGACATAGGTGCGTCCGGTCTCCTCGTACACCTTTCGGCCAGTACGGGGATCAATAGACCCGCCCTTTGCTGCGGACCGGGGCTTTCGCTCATTGACCCGTACCGTTGACGAGGCACGGGAGATCAGAGTGGCAGCGCCCTTTGTGGTTCCGCCCTGGTACTTCTTCTTGAGTGCGGCAATGCCGTTGTCCCGCTCGGACTGCTTGTAGTTGAGGTTGTGCTTCTCGGCATCGATGACTACCATGGAGTGTCGAACGGCCCGGGCAAGCTCTGACTCGGACGCCCCTTTCAGGGTCATGTCCGTAATCAGGTTGGAGATCTTGCCCATCTGGGTCTGCGTGTCTCGCATGCGCTTCATACCGGGGTATGCGGGATAGACCCGCTTCGGCTCGAAGCCCTTGAGTCCTCGAAGAGCCGGTGTCGACTTGACCTTGGTCGTCCCTGTGTGCGGAATCGTTATGACAGTGTCGCCGTCAAAATCAGCGCCAGAAAGGCGCTCAGCAACAGATGGGTGAATACCGATAGCGTCGCGAGCAAGGCCCAGAAGACGCCGTGCCTTCTTGTCCTTGTTGTTGACCACAAGCTGAGGAATCTCAAAAGTTCCTCCGTGAGGGTAACGCACGAGGCTAAGAACAGTACCGTCACGATAATTGGGAGCATATACCTCCTTCTTGCGAAGGTGCGGCATAGGAAGGATCACGTGGCTGGCCTGACCCGGAAGGGCCTTGGCCTTGAGGTGCACGGATGCTGAGTCACAGGTATCGGCCAGCTCCATGAGGAGCTTCTTCTTGATGACGGGGTTCGTGAGACTCATGATCTCATCGAACTCCTTCTTCTTGGACCGCCGTGTCGCCTCCAGCTGCTTCCTCGCCAGGACGGGGGACTGCTTGGACAGGAACTGGGAGGCGAGAGTCTGCGACCACCGGTCCCAGGTACCCTCCTCATTCACGATGTTGAGGGCGCTGAGCCTGCTCTTCCCCGTCTTCTTGTCCTTGAACATCTTCTGCCGAACCACCGTTCCGAACGGGTTGTCCGGATCCGACTTGAGCGGCTTCAGGACGCTGTGGTCCTTCGGCCCGAGCATCGGGGTTCCCTTGCTCTTGTTCGTGTTGAAGATGATGTCCGTACCCTTGGGCATGTTGTCGCCGTACATGGCCATGCCCTTGAGGTAGTGCGTCCCGTCGACGTTGATTCGAACCTGGGCGTAACGAGCTGCACCGAGGTCGAGATCCGGAACACCCCTGCGAATCTGGATGACCCCGTCCATATCCGTCCCGCCGGACTCGGCGTAGCGAACCTTGACCCGCTTGCTCGAGACGACCGCCGGAGGCTTGAGCCCAGTGGTGAGAAGACCCTTCTCGTCGACCACCACGCCCGGAGTACGAATCTTGTCCCGGTGCGCCATCACCTCCGCCTTGCTGACGCCGGGAGGAGTGAGGACCTTGAGGATGGTGAAGTTGTCGCTGTTGGCCTGCTTGACATAGACCTCGTGAGTCTTGTATCCCTTGGCCTTGAGGCTCTCGACCGCCGTGTTCAGGGTGGCCGAGGAGACGCCGAGGTTCATCTCAACGCCTGAGCCGTACTCGATGAACTGCTTCGAGCCGCACTCCTTCTCAAGAACCTCCGCCGTCTTCTGGATGGAGTCCTTGCGATGCGTGGCGTCCGCCTTGAGGAGCTCCCTGACGGAGGACTCGTTGAGTCCCATCTTCTCACCGATGGCCGTGTTGGGAAGACCGGCCTCCTTGAGCCGAACAGCTCGAGCAACATCACCCGCCTTCTTCTCGGCGCGGGCGATGCTGTTCTGCGCCCGGAACTCCGTCGTGGTCATTTCCCAGGCCCGAGCGATCTCGGTGTCGGTCATGCCCTCCTTGCGGAGACGGTCGCGTTCGGCGAGGAAAGTGGATGCCCCTTGATAGGGGTCCTTTCCAGACCCCCAAGGATAGCGCCCCGAGTGACGAGGCGTACCGAAGTGGGTCAGGGTGGTCATCATTCCTCCTCGGCCTTGATCTCATCGATGAGCTTGTCGAACGTCACAATGCGGTCCATGATGTGGGCGACAAGGTCTGTCTCCGCCTCCTCGACCAGTACCTCGTCATTCTGGTAGATACGGAGCTCATTCCGGATCTCACCGGGTCGGACCTCATACTCAAGGCAGAAGAGAGCGGCATAGATCTCGAGCTGCGCCATGCTGACCCGAGTGGTGCCAGTCTTAAGGTCATGGACTCGAAGGAGCTTCTTTCGCGTATCGAACGCGATGGCGTCCGCAGTCCCGAACACATTCTCCGAGTAGTACAGAACCAGCTCGGGAGTCATCCTCAGACTGATGGCGTCGTTGACATACTGATTGAACGTGTTGCGGTTCTTCGGCATCCGGAGCCCGAGCCGGATGTGCTCTGCGGCGAGGGCGTGAAGACGAGTGCCCATGACCGCTGCCTGGCTTGCCCTGAATGCCTCGACAAGACGGTCCTGGTCGTAGTTGAGCCAGGAGTGCTTGCTCGCAGACAGAAATGCGTGCTGGCCGCTAAGTCGTGAGTGATCGTTCCATCTCATCTAGAATCTGCTCCTTGTTACCGGGGTGGATGAACGCTCCGTATGACCATCTTGAGAAGAGGTCAGTGTAGTACCTCTGGTTGGGTCTCCTGGGGGAACGAGAAGACCGTTTGACCTCGAGCATGGCATATCGATCACCGTGCAGAACTATAAGATCCGGGATACCTTGGAGGTAGCTCGGATCATTCTTCAGGACGATCGCTTTAGGGAGGCGGTCATGAATCTCTCGGATAAGGCGAGACTGAAAGTCCCGTTCCAGTCCGGCCATCATACTCCTCGAAAGATCATAGCACCAGAATATGGTGCCTCATTATAGCCTATGATTGTTACGCGTAGTGTATCTAATCACCAATCGCCTCGATCATGAGTTGTAGGATGGTCTTGGTACAACGCATGATACAAAGTGGCCAGTTTTGACGAGATGATTAGAAAGAGTGGCCAATTTTGAGAAAAACGTGTATTGTTAGCGTGCTCAGCTATATATACCCTTTTTAAATACTTCTATTCTCTCATAAGAGTAAAAAGACCAAAACTGGCCACTTGCCCGACTTTTCCGCAGAATATCAACAAATCCGTCATTAGAAGCGATGGCCACCTACTGCAGCGAACACCGACTTTTCGTTGCTATTCTGCGAAAGTGAAGTGGCCAGTGTTTTGGCCACTTGCTGGCCACTGTGGCCACTTTCTGGCCACTGGTTTATAACGAAACGGTAACGACTAATCAAAGTGGCCAAAAAACTGGCCATATGGCCAGAGTGGCCAAAAACGTTTTTGGCCACCGCACCAGCCCCTTCTGTCACATATGTCTCTTTCATACCATACGTCCCTCCCATAACGCAAAACAGATAGCCCGAGATCAGTCCGCGGAGCCTCATTAGGAAGCCCCGCGGACTGGTTCTCAGGCCTTCCAGAAGCCCTTCTCGTTGAATATCTCCTTCCTCTCAAGGGCCTTCTGGACCGCCAGGTCGATGCTCGCATGGCTGGTCAGTGTGAAGTAGAGCAGAGTCTTGTAGCTCGTGTTGGCCCGGTCGATGCGTCCTCGGGCCTGCTCCATCACCTTCCAGCTGTAGCTCTGCGAGTAGAATATCATCGTGTCCGTGGTGACGCAGTTCCACGCCTCGGCGCCGGACGAGTACTGCACCAGGTACGCCCACTCGGCTCCCTCCGGCAAGGGGTCGTGCTTGTGCCCGTTGCGCTCCCCGTAAGGTATCGCCAGACCCTCGCAGACGCCCCTCAGAGCCTCCAGCTCGTAGTCGTAGTTGTAGAACACGATCGCCCTGTGATAGCCCCTCAGAATCTTTCTGACGGCCTCTGGACGGCTGCTCCCGACGCTTGAAACGACCTTCCTCAAGGAGTAGCAGGCCTCAGACGCGTTCCGCACAGGACGCTGCTCCCACGGGTTCCACCGCCCCTTCTCCACCTGCTCGTACAGGAGCTCGTCATAGGTGCAGTATATGACCTGCTCCCTCCGAGTGGTCTCCCGTTTCATGGGCATCTCGATGAGTATCCTGTCCCGGTACCGCTGAAGCTTCCTCTGGTTGTGGTAGCGCTTGATCCTCGGGAACGTCGTATAGGGCTCGTACTCGACGTGCTGGTCCACGAAGTCCCTCTGGTTCTTGTAGAACCCATTCGCGATGAACACCTGCATGTAGTCCATCCAGGTGTCCCCCGGCGTCCCGCTGAGCAGTATCCACCGGTTGTGCCTGGCGATCCGCTTGAACGCGCTCGCCCATGCGCCCTTGCCTATGACACGCTGCTCATCGAAGATGAAGTACGCCCCCTTGACGTCCCGGTACTTCTTGATGTTGTTCCAGGAGTCGACATGGAACCGTATGTTACGGCAGCGCTTGTCCGACCTGAGACCGAAGTTGGCGAGCTCCTTCTCCCAGTCGAGGCTGTCGCGCTTCATAGCGGTCGTTATTATGTAAAGGTCGCTTGCCACAGGCGCCCTACCGCCCTCCTCAAAGGGCCTGCGGGTAATTTTCTCCACAGCATAGGCCGCCGCCACAAGGCTCTTGCCGGATCCCGGCATGCCGTAGAGAATGCACCCGTCCTTGATCTTCGACAGGACCTCTCGCTGGTGCGGCCACAGCAGATCCGACATGTCGTACCCCTTCTCAGTCGTCCACGAGCTCCGCCACGTCCTGCCACTGCTGCCTGCGATGCTCCCAGTACTCTCTCCAGCTGCGTGCTCTCGGTACGAGCTCCAGGTTGTCCAGCGATGGATCCCCCCAGTCCCCGTTCCTGGGAACGATGATCTCAGAGGCATCGAGCAGGCCGTTGAAGGCCTCCCAGACGATCCTGCCTGTGTACTGCGAGGTCCGTCGTCCGTTCACAGCACTCTTGTAGGAGAACACGTCCCAGTGCGGGTATCCGGCCACATGACTGGCCACCCGCCTCCTCCCAGTCTCATAGGTTCGAAAGTGCCCCTGGTCACTGACCTCAACATCGAGCGACCTCTCGAAGAAGACCCATCGCTCACTCGTCATTCTTCCTGCTCCTGATGCAGAACACAAGGTTTCCTCGTTCTGTGACTGTGCGTATGTCGAACAGTCGTGTGGAGTAGCCTCGAAGCGCCTTGTCCCCGTAGCCGGTGTCGAAGACGAACACGTTGTCGTTCTTCCGGAAGATGATCTCCTTGAGCTCCCAGGCGTGGTCGAAGTGAGACCACGACATCCGCACAAGGGCCGGCTTCCCGATCGTGACGGTGTTAGGCGACATAGTAGATCTCCTTGTCGGGGCCGATCTCCTCGAGGAACATCTGCTCCGACGAGATCAGCGAGTCGTTCTGATGGTATCCCTTCGTCACGAAGTACTTGTACGTCTCGATGTCCTCATGGATCCAGTGCCCCACGAGGTAGGGGCTGTAAAGATCATGCTCCCGGATGAGCTTCTTCAGGAGAAGACTCGCCCGGTATCCGCTCCGCTGTCGCATGTGCATCTCGATGTTGTGGTCCAGCCAGTAGACGAGCACGCGGGCCTTGACCCGGGTCACTCTCGAGTCGGACTCGACCGGTACTGCTCGTCGACGGATGCCGTCCCCACCTACGATGTAGAGGTTCGAGAGACGATTGTCCCGCGGGTCGTTGTTGGCGTGGACGATGTTGTGCCGGCAGCCGTGGGTGAGTCTGTAGAAGGTCGTCCAGACGAGGCACTTCGTCGCGCCTCTGAAGTGCGAACCGTCGGGGAACGTGTGCGCAATGACCTCGTCCCCCATCTTGTTCAGAAGCCGTTTCGGCAGCACTCGTCTCTTGGTCTCGAGCTCCCGGACGTTCCCGAGCGTGCTGCACTCCAGCCGCGGTTCCTTCGGATTCTGCTTCCAGGTCTCCATATTATTCCCTTCAAAAAAAAAGTATAACCCATGGGGCCCAGAGCAGTTCTGGGCCCCATGGGTTGTCTCTTCTCAGTACGTGCTGGCCTCGTAGGACCAGACCTCGAGCACCGGCATCGGCGAGCCCCGTCGGTCACTACGAGCCTTGATGGCCGCGTAGTCCTTCCGGATCCGCACCTGCTTCCGGTTGCTACTGGTCAGAAGCACCTCGTCGAAGCGGTTCTCCACAAGCTGCTGGGTCTTGTGGATGCTGGGCAGGTTCGAGATGACCTGGTAGGTCCTCCCGTTCTCAATCTCCATCGTGTTCCTTTCTCTTGTGTCTGAGAGTGCTTCTCGTGTCGTCACTCTCAAGCTTGATGTCGTACCAGTTGTTGGCCTCGAGCTCGATGATCGTACCGGTCTCGGGCACCTTCAGGATGTACCTCTTGCAAAGGGGCTCGAAGTCAATTCCCAGAAGAAGCACCTCGAGTCCGTCAAGACGGGGACTGTACGACTCGATCGTGTACCTTGGTATGTGCTGCATTGAATGACTTGATCTCTCTCGTGATCTGCTCGCCGATCGCTTCCACCATATCCGGCGGAATATACTCTCCAGGGATGATGTAGTGAACCATGTTGGTACGGTCGTCTCTCCGTACCTCAATCGTCTCTGATGGTGGTATATCGTTCATCCTCTGTCTTCCGTTCAATGAACAGGGTGCGCGTGGCCTGGATAAAGCAGATGTTGTAGAACTTGGATGAGACGTGATACTTCTTCTCATCCGTCCCCATCAGATCCATCTCCACCTGGACGCGGTCCATCATCATCCTCACATTGATCTCCGTCACCACAGCATACGGCGTGTCGATCGGATTGTCCCCGTCGATCAGGATCGCGCTCCAGATAGGTGCGGCCATGACCCCATTGAGTCCCATACCATGCCTCCATCTTGTCTCGAATTCCCTTCAGGATCTCAGTCCTCGCCCTCGCGGTACATCGCATCGAGCTCGTCCTCCACGACCGTGATGAATGCCCTATCGAGGTAGAGCGAGGTGAACGGCGACTGCGTACCGCGCCATGTCCTGACCGCGAGATCGACTCGATCGATCTCGGCCCAGTCGAGCATGCCGATGGACTCCTCGTCGAGGAACGTCCGCTTGCCTCCCGAGATCATGGTGACCTTGGGAGGACGCACGCCGTACTTGACATTGACCTTGACGTAGGGCGCCGGCTCGTCCTCCTTGTCCCTCGGCTTGAGGCGCTTGACGTTGACGCCCGCCTGGTGCAGAGCCTCTGCCTGCTCCTCGTCGAGGATGAAGGAGAAGTGCCTCTTCCCCTCGTTGCCGAAGCGGTCTCGAGCGCCGGCCCAGTTGGTGAAGATGAGCTTGACGTCCTTGAACACCAGTGACTTGTTCGCCATAATCATTCCTTTCAGTTGATCTCATACACGAGCTTGTTGGTAAGAAGATTGAGACCGACGTACTTCAGATCGTGCTCGGTGTAAATAAGATTGCAGGCCTCGGACCAGGGAATGGTCCTGGTCTGTCCCGGACCGTCCAGGAGCTCGATGCCGTCCGTCTCGACGACCTTGCGATAGATGCCGACCGCGACATAGAGGACACGAGGGATTGAGCAGGACGTAATGCAGAACTTCAGACGATCCGCGTCGACCGCGATATCCCGCTTGTCGTCCTTGAGCATGAACTGGTGCCTGATCTCGAGCATGGCCCGTTCGATGATATCTGTGTACGTCGGGTTCTCCTCCTTGAGGAAGGTGAACAGAACCCGGTCATAGCTCTTCCACAGGACAAGATCTGTCATACCTGTTCCTTTCGTGACAGAAACCCATAACCCGTGTTAGGGGTTATAGGGTTGAGGGGTTTACTTGTTGATGGAGTCGAGGATCTCGTCCGCGTTGTCCTTGAGCACCATAGCAGCGCCGACCACGAGGGCGGCGAAAGCAACGGTGCCGATGACAGTAACGATAGCGAGCATTGTAGTTTCCTTTCAAAGTAGAGGGGTCTCATTATGATCTATGTGTTTTTCGCGACCTATACGCCGAGGACTTTCAGAATGCAGAACATGAGGACACCGACGAGTACTGATCCGAGGACCACCTCGTACCAGTAATCGAATACCCCCTGAACGGTGCTGATAAGCACGAACAGAATCGCCGCTATAGCACTGATATAGATCTGATCCATCATGAGATCATCCTTCCGAGGAGGAAAATGCTTGCGAAGATGGTGAGGGTGATTGCCAACGTGAGAAGCATCAGCTCCAGGAACACGATGATGTAGCTGGTGAAGCTCGAGAAGATGCCGTCCCTCCACGAGAGATACGTGATGCCACCACTTAGGGCCAGGCAGCTCCCAACCGCAATGAGCACGAGAGCGATCATACGAGGACCTCCAGGGACAGCACAGTGAGAAGACCGAAGGAGACCGCGACCGTGAGACCGAAGACCCCGATGATCTCACGGGTGCGTGTGTAGGGGCAGTCCTTACCGACGAAGAGAACGGCGAGGACTCCCATGAGAGCGGAGACGAGAAGAGAGATGATGACGTGCACGGTTCTGTTTCCTTTCCGTGTGAGAAACCCATAACCCGTGTTGGGTTATGGGGTTGAGTGTTACTTGTTGATGGAGTTGAGCATGCGCTCAAGAACCTTCTTGTCAACGGGCTTCCCGTATGAGATCGAAGCGAGGTGCGCGAACTTCCGAACGTCGGTGTGCTGCTGGGAGGTAGCGCCGACTCGGAAGCTCACGACCGAAGCCACGATGGTGACGAGGGCGAAGACAACGAGGGTGAAAGCGGACATGGGGGTTCCTTTCAAGGGATGGGTCTCATTATAACCCGTGCAGGAACCGCGAGATTACAGGGATATCTCACGGTTCCTGAGTCCCTAGGACAGGAGCTCCTCCGGGTCACCGAACTCCTTGATGGCGTCGATCGCCTTGTCGACCAGGGATCTGGCACAGGCGTCATCGACAAGTCCGACGTCGCCCTGCAGCTCCTCAGCCTGGCGCCACTTGTACCCCTTGGTTCCGCTCACGAAGGAGTACCTCCCATCCTTCTCCCGAAGGATATCGAAGCCTCCCTCCTTGACCGGAACGAAACGACCGACTCGTCCGACGAACTGGTACGTGTCCGGATCGAGGTCGTGGTCTCCGAGGTAGATCGCCGTCGTGACGCTCTTGGTCTCGCAGTAGTCGTCGAACACGACCTCCTCGTGGGACAGGAGCGTCTTGAAGACGTACGGGTGCAGGAACTGGGCACCGGTGGCGTGCCAGCCCTCACCATCATGAGCGATATAGACCGCATCGTTGAACAGGCACATACGGTCGTACGTCGCCTCGTGCTCGAACGTGTAGCCGTACCTGGTTCCGAACTCCATCACCTCGGATATGATCTCCGGTGTGGCATTCGGGATCTTGATCGAGTCCGTCTTGATGTGCGCGACGGTGAAGCCCTTCTCCTGCACGAAGTTCTTCAGGTCGATCATGAAGAGTGCGCCTCGCTTGGCGCAGATGTTGTCCACGTTGCGAGGATCCCTGAACGCGTTGTCGAATGGCGCCGCAGTCAGGCCGTAGACGCTGTTGATGACGATCTTCAGAGCATATGCCAGAGCATTCGTGCTCGTCTCGTCGTCAAGATAAGGCGCCAGAGCACCCCCGAGCATCGTCTTCGCCCGATCCAGCTCTCCGTGCTTGATGGCGATCCGAGCCGCCTTGAGATCGGAGAACTGCTGCGTATATGGACCGAACATGTTGAGGCACTCGATACTCGTCGGATGCATCGACGCGACGTCCAGAAGAGCCACGTTCCTGTGGATCCCGGGTGTGCTGAAGACGTACCCGCCCTCGCCGACCTCCTCACCACGGTACGTGCTTCTACCGTACTCGTACCTGTATCCCGGGAACTCCAGGGACAGGTCCGTGTACACCAGGGAGGCCTGCGGGTTGCGGTCGCCCTTGAATATGATCTTCGACGCCAGGATCCTGTTCGTTGCATTCGGAGTCATACCGGCGATGTCCGCAAGGAGCTGACGAGCGGTCCAGTCGTCATGGCGCGCCTCGAACACAGCCTCTGTGGCGATCACGTCGTTATCGCAGTACTCCGCGACCTCGGGCCATCGCTCCTCGGGAACGGGCTTGTCCCACGGCAGGCCGAGTTCCTTGTGATGGATTCCGAGCTCGATCTCCCACTTCTTGAGCGACTGCTTCTTCGAGCAGAAGTCGTAGATGTCCGCGTACGAGAGGTTGTACGCCTCCCGGAAACCGGCATCCAGTACGTTCTTGATGATCTTCTGACTGAGAAGAAACAGCTGCTCATTCGTGTACCCCAGGATACGACCGTACAGGATGTGGTTGTCATACCGCCGGTTGTTGAATCCCACGAGCTTGCGCTGAGTGAGCTCCTCGACCTCTGACGGTTCGGGGTTCACCATGCGGTAGACCTCGTCCCGTCCTCGGACCTTCCAGTTGATCAGAAAGAGATTCGGAAAGACCTCCGTGTCGAAGAAGACGATCTCCCCGTCAGGATCCGCCGGAGGATATGACTCCTCGGGGTCGTCCTCGGACCTGAACTGCATCTGACTGACCTGCTTGAGACAGTACTCGGCATGGTGGGTCGATCGAAGAGCGAATGCCATGACCGCCTGCCGCATGTCCGTAAGGTCGTACGGGAGCTTGTCGGCATAGGCGTCGTCCAGGATCTTCCTGATGAAGTCGATGCTCGGTTTCGTGCCCGGATGGATCTCCTTCCTGAGATTTCGCTTGATGAGCTCTCGTAAGGACTTCTCGCTCTGGACAGTCTGCGTGTTCAGCACGGGAACCTCCTTGAGCGGGAGATCGCCCTCCCTGAGTACAGCAAGAGGAATATCATTGCACTCGGTCAACCTTCTACGGAGAGCCGAACGTCCGGAATAGACCTTGATCTCGATTCCGGGGGAGTAGACTCGACTGAGTCTTGCGACTTCTCCCTCGTATACGTAATGGAGATGGAGACCTGCCCCGCTTCTGCTTCGCTCGGCATATGTTGGAGACCATTCACCAGCGGCCTCAGAATTTCTAGAATATGACTTGGATTCCCCCGAACAGAGATCGAAGTCGATAACGATCTCGGACTCTGGTGGTCGGACATAGTGCTCCTTTCGCGTGTCGATGTCTGATAGTGTCGTGCGGACGTCGTCCCATCTCTGCCTCGGCGTCCCGTTCTCGGACGAGTACTGGGCAGGACGGTCCTTGTAGCGCTCGTCTAGAAGCGACGGCTGACTTTTGAGAGCGAGCCACGGTTCTCTTCGAGCCGGCTCAGTGGCTACTGACTGCTCGAAGAGCTCAGACCGGAACCGGGAGTATACCGATCGTGCCCTGTGCCCGTCCATCTGCACCCGCTCCTGATAGTCGCCGAAGTACGCCTTCAGCGCCTCCTTCATGATATAGCGGGGCAGCACCTCCGGGATAGTGCTTGCCTTGCAGTACTCCTTGTACATCGTGTACAGACGGTTGAGGGTGATCTGGGGCTCGCTCTCGATCTCGAACGACATGTCCGAGACGAAGTTGTACACCGGATCCGTCTGGTACATCATCCGGACAGGACGATAGCCGTCGTAGTAGTACTCCCCTCTTCGGAGATACTCCTCTCGGCAGTACCAGGCGATTGCTCCGAGCTCCGTCCTGATGCCGTTCATCAGCCGCTCGTACTCGCCCCGCTCAAGGTGTCGTCCCGAAGGCGAGACGTCGATGAGCCTTCGAATGAGACCGGACTTGGAGTCCGAGATCTTCACGGGCTTGTTCGAGCCCACGAATATCATCGCGTGGAACGCCATCTCGTACAGCGCCTTGTTCTTCTCGTTCACGATCATGCTCTCGTGAGAGACCAGCGAGTTGAGAAGCGTGTTGTCGCTGAGTCGCTGCATGTCTCCGTCATGATCGATCGCCACGAGTGGATTCTTCTTGAACGCCTCCAGAGCGAACTGGTTGTTCCGGCTGACAAGGGCCCTGGAGTCGAATGTACCGACATACCCGTCGAACAGCCAGGATATGATGTTCAGCACAGTGGACTTTCCCGAGCCAGGAGCTCCGTGCAGCACGAAGAACTTCTGTATGCGCTTGCTGTCCCCGGCGACGATCGAGCCGATCGCCCACAGGAGCTTCTCGCGCTCCTCCGGGTCGTACAGCGTCTCGAGCACTCTGTCGAAGGCCTCGTGGCCACCCTCCGACAGAGTGTACTCGAGACGTCGAGTCGCATACATCTCCCGGCGTGATGGCTCATCCGAGAACACGAGACGTTCGTCAAGAGGTCGGAAGTGCTCGACTGCTCGTTTCGACCAGGCCACATACTTCGCCCATGACTGCGAGTCCTCGTCCCGAAGAGTACGAATATATGTCTTTCCCTCGGACGAGGCTCCCTCATTGCCGTAACGGATCAGGTCCTCATCCACCAGTCGGATCAGGTCCTCGGGGGAGGTCGACCACAGACCCTTGCCTGCGTCCCAGACGGCGTAGAACCCCCCTCCTCGAATCATGATGTCCTGGAACGTCCCGTTGAGGAAGCCGGGCCATATCTCACGAACGCCGTTTCTTGTGGTGCGCTCCTTGATGGTGTAGAAGTCCACGAGACTCCTTACTGCATTAGATCGTGTTCTCCACGTACGTCATCATCTGGTACCAGAGCTCCGTGCCCTTGATCGTGCTCCCGGGGAAACAGGTGACCTGGTACCTGCGATCCATCCAGTTCTGGATCTGCTCGTTCACACTGAAGAAGTATCCGTCCTGGTTGATGGCATACCGTTCGTCGGTGACCTCAATGAGATCCAGGTTCTCAATAAGCTCCCACAGCGTCTCGTCGTCTATGAAACGACCCTCTCGCTGGAAGTCCAAACGGTCGGCGAGGGCGATCAGGACCTCGAGGACGCTGACCTGGTCAATGCCGACGAAGCTCCTGCCTGTGAGGTTCTCGTACTCCTCCCGCAGACGACGCCCATCCTCAATACGGTTGATATCGTTCGGGATGTCGGAGTGGAACGAGATCGCGTAGAGGTTCGACAGAAGCATCGTGTAGGACTCCGAAGGCTCGTCCTTCTCGCCTCCGCAACGGGCGATCAACCACCTGAGATACGTGTCGTCGAACATCAGTCCTCCTGACTCTCGAACGGAGCGTCGGTAACTGCACACGCGCAGTAGAGGTCCTTCCACGTGTTGTGCACATAGATGTCAGTCGACCCGTTAACCGGGCACGCCACCGTCTCGAGCTGCTTGCCCAGAATATCCTCGAGAGCTGTGACCTCGTCTCCGTTCTCGTCGATCAGGACCCCCTCTCGGATATAGTACCGGAACTCCAGTCCGTCAGGATGCTCGAGGTACTCCTCCTCCGTGACCTGTCGACAGCCCAGCTCGTCAACGTCCTCCATCTTGTCTCCTTTCCTGAACGAATATGGGGCCTTCAGCTCCTCGACGCGCTGAGCATCACTCAGCTCGGCGTTTCTGACCGCTTCGATCTCCAGGCGCTTTCGGACGTCGTTCAGCTCTGCCCGAAGAGTCTTGTTCGATCGGATCAGCGAGTGAACCTGCTGCTCGAGCTCGGTGTTGTCCCTCTCGAGCATCTCGTGGTCCGCCCCGCAGGACGGGGTAATGGCACGTGCACCGATGACCCCGCCTGCAAGTGCTCCGGCGACCACGAGGACCACCTCCCCCAGGACGCCGTCGGCCGTGGCCCGGGCCAGCTCGGCCAAGGGGGCCCGCAGCACCTGCTCATGGGTCTTGGTCAGCTCCCGGCACAGTGCCGCGGGGCGTTCGCCGCCAAGAACCTCGGCCATGGCGACCAGGGAGTCGTGGACGCGGCGGGGGGACTCCAGGAAGATCATGGTGCGCTCCTGGGTGGCCAGGGACTCCAGGGCCCGGCGCCGCTCCCCCGGCTTGCGCGGCAGGAATCCCTCGAAGCAGAACCGGTCGGAGGCCAGCCCGGACAGGGCCAGAGCGGTCAGTACCGCTGAGGGGCCCGGTGCGACGGTGACGGGCACCTGCTCGCGGACCGCGGCCTGGACGAGCCGGTACCCGGGGTCGGAGACCGATGGCATCCCGGCGGCGGCGACGCC